TAAAGATACAAGAATTAAAAGATGCTGAACAAGCAGTGATAGATAAAAGAGCATCTGGTAAACAGAAGCTAAAAGATTTAGGATTGGATGATGCAGAAATTAAAGCGTTAATAGGAGTATAATAATTTGAATTTTAAACAAAATATAATATAACAAAATAAGGAGGACAAACTATGGCATCACTATCAAGCAAAGTCAAAACATATTTGGCTAATAACGGAGTTAACGAAGTTGACTTCATGGTAGACGTTTTGCTTCAGGATGATTCAAACGGAAAGGGCCCATACATCAAAAGCTGGAATGTTTCTGGTGTAGCGCAACCAACTGACGAACAACTGAACGCTGTAGATTCTGCTGCTGATCTCGAAGAGAGACAGAATGCAGTAAGAGCTACAAGACGAAACGCCTATGGTGATTTGGGTAGCCAGCTAGACATGCAATACCACGATTCAGTGGATGGCACTTCTACATGGAAGGACCACGTTGCAAAGGTCAAGACTGACAATCCAATTCCAACTGAATAAGGAGGTAATACAAATTGGCTTACGTAGGAAAAGCTCCCAGTACGGGACGATATAGTATACTAGATGACATCAGTAGTTCATTTACTGGTTCAACCGCGGGTCCGTTTAACTTAACGGTCAACGGGACTGCTATATCTCCAGGTAACGAAGCTAATTGTATTATATCTATTTCAGGAGTTGTCCAAGATCCAAGTGCATTTACAATCACAGGTTCTCAAATAACTTTCAGTTCAAATCCTGCATCGTCAGATACTTTTTTTGGAACTGTGTTAGGTGATGTATTTGATATTGGAACTCCAACAGATTCAACAGTGAGTGCATCAAGTTTATCTTCAACATTCTTTGTAAAGAACAGTCAGACGTTTACAAGTATATCTATGGCAGGTTCTACTAACGGAGCGTTAGTTGGTCCTGTTACAGTTTCAGGTACAGTGACTATACCATCAGGGAGTACATTCGTAATTTTATAATGAGCAAACTTGAGACAAATACAATTGATACAGTATCAGGAACAACTAATTTAACTATTGGTTCTAATAATTCGTCTACAGTGACATTTGAAAGCGGTGCTGCTACTGGACAAAACTATCCAGCTTTTAGTGCGACTTTAAATACAAATCAATCTTTGACACAAAGTACTTATGTAAAAGTTATATATGACACCGAAGTATTTGATACTGATAGTGCTTTTGATACTTCCACTGGGAGATTTACCGTTCCATCTGGTAAAGCTGGTAAATATTTTTTTACTGCAACAGTATCTATGTTAAATAACTATACTTATGTGCAATTAGATTTTTATAAAAATGGTTCTTCAATTTATAGAGGCACAGCAATAAATAATGATACCTCTGCAACAAATGTAAATGCAGTTATAGATTTATCAGCAAGTGATTATGTAGAAGTCTATTGTCGTCAAAGTCATGCAACAAATAGTGCAGAGGGTGGTAATAATCATACACATTTTCATGGATACAGGATAGGAGCATAATGGCAAACGGAACATTAAAAGTATCGAATATACAAACGAGCAGTGGATCAGGGACTATTACTATTGGTCAATCTGGGGAGACTGTTAATATTCCTTCAGGTTGTACAATTGCAAACTCTGGTACAGCTACAGGTTTTGGCGGTGGAAAAGTTTTACAGGTTGTAACTGCTACAGATAGTACACAAAGAGACGTAACCTCTACATCATATGTAACTGGCTCAAACACATTATCGGTTAATATAACTCCATCTTCAACTTCTTCTAAAATACTTGTTATGTATAATACAGCGGTTTATAAAAATGGAAATAATCAAGTTGGAAATACAACTTTATATAGAGACAGCACAAACCTTGGTGATTCAACTAATGGATTAAGTTATTTTTATATTGGTTCAGATGATGTTGGACAACAAGTTTCTGCATCACTTTTAGATAGCCCTAGCAGTACGTCACAAATCACGTATCAAGTTTATGTAAGAACTTCGGCTGGAACATTTTCTATTAATTATCAATCGTGTGTGGCATCTATAACAGCAATGGAGATAGCAGGATGAGTAGTATTTTAAAAGTAGACCAGCTTCAGGATTCAGGGGGAAACAACCTAGTCACATCGAACGGTAGTGGTGTAATCACTGCTGCAGGGTTTGGTAAAATAGGGCAAGTTAAATCAACCACTAAAACAGATACATTTACTACAAGTTCAGGAACATTTACGGACATTACAGGTTTGTCAGTTTCAATAACTCCATCATCTACATCCTCAAAAATTTTAGTTACAATGAATACGTATGTGAATAATTCAGCAGCGTCTTATGTTACACAACTTAGATTGGTAAGAGATAGTACAGCAATTTGTGTTGGTGATGCGGCAGGTAATAGAACAAGAAGCACAGCACATGTAAGAATGGGTGATATTTATGAAGTTGGAAGTTTTTCTGCAACAACATTAGATAGTCCATCAACTATAGCAGAAACTAATTATAAAGTACAAATGTTAGTTCAAACTGGTGGTGGAAGCACTGGTGTTCTTAATAGAACTGGAAATGATAGCGATAATGATTATCAAGGAAGAACAGCATCAACAATAACTGTAATGGAAGTATTACCATAAAATTAAGGAGGAAAATATGATAGATATATCACAAGCAATACTAGGACTTGACTCAAACGCTCAGTTTACAGTTAGTGGTTCGCCATCAAACGAAGCTGAGTATCAAGCACAAGTAAAGTATGTAACAGGAGCCGACGAAAACGGCACTGCTATATTTTCCGACACTCAACCATGGACATGGGCACAGGTATCTGCTAAACAAGCAGAACTGCAAGCAGACTACGATGCTAAACAGTATCAAAGAGATAGAGCTGCAGAATACCCAGAACTTGGTGAACAGTTAGATAAGTTGTACCACGATATAAATAATGGTACACTAACTACGAGTGGCGGATTCTTTACAGCTTTAGATGCAGTTAAGACTAAATATCCAAAGGAGTAATATAGATGGCAATAACGAGATTAGGTGGAGCGAATGCTATTAGTGGGTCAATTACGTCTAGTAATTTACCTACTGGAAATGTTATTCAAACTGTTCAAACAGTTTATACAGGTTTTCTTAGTTTAACGATAGATAATACTTATTATCAAATCACAGGTTTAAATACAAATATAACTCCATTATCAACCTCAAGTAAAATTTTATATAAAGTTTCTGTTTCTAATTCAGTAAATGCTGTTGTACCTTATACAGCATTTAGAATTACAGAAAGTGGTACAGCTATTTCAGATGCTCTTGGTGGAGTAGGTGGTTCAAGAAAACAAGTAAGTTTTTCTGCTGGACATCTTCGTAGTAGCAACACTGCAATGGAAGTAAATTCTTTTGAGTATCTTCATAGTCCATCAAGCACATCAACATTGACTTATGGATTACAAGTTACAGCTTACAATAATAGAGAAATTAGAATAAATGAAACTGTTGATAATGATGCAAACGCTGGTCATACAGCAGTATCAACTCTTACATTAATGGAAATTAAAGGCTAAGACTAATGCTTGGTTTTAATGCCATATCAGCTCTTCCAATATCGAGCACAATATTTGATCCCAATGTTACAGTTAATGTAACAGGTAATGCATTAACACTGGGTGTAGGAAGTTCTACTATCTTATCAGGGGCTCTTGTATCCCCTTCTGGAAGTCCATTAACACTTGGCTTTGGATCACTAACAATTAGTGGTGCAGCTAATGTTACTCCTACAGGAAGTCCATTAACTTTAGGAACTGGAACAGTAACAGTCACTGCTGCAGCTAATGTTAATGTTACAGGAAACCAATTGACCATTGGTACAGGAAGTGTTAGTATTACAGCTGCGGCTAATGTAAACCCGACTGGCGTGCCGATGACGTTAAATATCAAAGATCCAGGTATAATTACTTGGAATGATGTTGACCCAGGAGCATCAATGGTTTGGACACCAATAGACCCTTACTAGGAGAATTATGGCATCAAGTTTTTCAACTAACTCAAAACTAGAATTAATCACAACTGGTGAAAAAGCTGGTCTTTGGGGATCAATTACAAATACAAATCTACAAATTTTAGAACAATTATCTTCAGGATACTTATCTTCTTCACAATTAGGAAGTGGTGATCTTGCACTAGCATTAGATAGTGGTGCAACGTCAAATGGTAAAAACTTATATATTAAACTTACAGGCACACTAGGTGCAAATAGAAACGTAACCATACCAAGTGGTTCTGAAAGAATTATAATATTTGAAGATGCAACAACAAGAGGCACATCTTCTTTGTTTACAATTACAGTAAAAACAACATCTGGAACAGGTGTAGTATTGCCAATAGGGTCAACATCCTTAGTTTACTCTGATGGTACAAACGTAAGTCTTGGAATTAGAAACAAAGGTTATGTAACTTTAAACTCTTCAACAATTACAACGTATACAGCAGTAGACGGAGATCAGATACTTGCAAATACAACAGCTAACCCTATTACGGTAACTTTACCTGCATCACCTGCAGTTGGTTCAGAGGTCACGTTTATAGATGCAAGAGGAACTTTTAATTCTAACAATTTAATTGTAAATAGAAACAGTCAACCAATAAACACAGGTACATCAAACTTAACATTAACAACTAATGGTCAAGCTTTTACATTAGTGTATGTAGATGCAACAAGAGGCTGGGCATTTAAAACTAACACGGCATAAGGAGCACGGACCATGGCTCTAATCGAATACAATTTCCTACCTGGAATAGATAAACAAGATACGACAGCAGGTGCAGAAAACAGATGGATTGATTCTGATAATGTAAGATTTAGATACGGTTTACCTGAAAAAGTAGGTGGCTGGTCTTCTTTAGTATCAGATAAAATTGTAGGTGTAGTTAGAAAACAACACTCTTTTGTAGATTTAGACGGTAACCGGTACGTGGCTCTTGGAACAGATAAGTTTTTACTTTTATATTTTGAAGGACAACTTCATGACATTACACCTATAAAATCTACAATAGGTTCTGTTGCTATATCTTGTTTAGATGCAACTTTTGAAGTTAGCTTAACTTTTACATCAGACCATAATTTAGAATCTGGAGATATAATATTATTAGACAATGTAACTGTACCAACAGGAGTGGGTTTAACTAACGCTGCATTTGAAGATAAACTATTTCAAGTCACAAGGGTTACATCATCAAAGATTGCAATTGTAACAGGGACACAACAAACATCAAGTTCAGGTTCAGGGGGATCTTGTAGTGTTATACCTTATGAGAAAGTTGGTCCTGCTGCACAATCTTATGGCTATGGTTTTGGTATTGGTAATTATGGTGGAACAGTATCAGGTGTTACTACAACAACTTTGAACGGAGCTTTACTTGCTGACACTGCTGGTACAGGTGGATCTGGTACAGCAATAACTTTAACATCAACATCTGGTTTTCCAACTGCTGGAACAATTGCTGTTGGTAATGAATTAATTACATACACAGGTATTGCTGGTTCTGATTTAACAGGTATCACTAGAGGTGCAAATGGAACAGCAACTGCTGGGACATCAAATGGACAAGCACATAGTGATGGAAGCACTGTAACAAATGCTACAAACTTTTCTGGATTTGGTAGTGCTGTAAGTGCATCAACCGTAGTTCTAGAACCTGGTCTTTGGAGTCTTGATAATTTTGGTCAAGTGTTAATTGCAACAATTGCAAACGGTAAAACATTTACATGGAATGCAGGAGCTGCAACACCGTTAACTACAAGAGCATCAACAACAACATCTGGTTTTGCAACAGGAAGTAATCCAACTGCAACAAGAGTTACATTAGTATCACCAACTACACGTCACTTAATTCACCTTGGAACAGAGACAACTATTGGTGATTCAACAACACAAGATGATATGTTTATAAGATTTTCTGATCAAGAGGATATAAATGATTATACGGCAACAGCTGTTAATACTGCGGGTGATTTTAGATTGCAAGATGGTACAAAAATTATTGGAGCCATAAAAGCAAAAGAAACAATTTTAATATTTACAGATAATGCATTGTATACAATGAAATTTGTTGGTGCACCTTTTACATTTAGCTTTGAACAAGTTGGCACTAACTGTGGTTTGATAGGTAAGAATGCAGTAATTGAAGTAGATGGTGCAGCGTTTTGGTTATCACCAAATGGTTTCTTTTTATTTGATGGTACAGTTAAATCACTACCATGTAGCGTAGAGGATTTTGTTTACGATAATTTTGATACAACAAAAGGACAGCAAGTTAATGCAGGTATTAATAATTTATTTACAGAAGTTATTTGGTACTATCCTTCATCTACTTCTAATTTTAATGATAAGTATGTTGTATTTAATTATGGAGAACGTATGAAAGGTGGTGTTTGGTATACAGGAACAGAGGCAAGAACAAGTTGGATGGATGCAACTATCTATCCTAGACCATACGCAACTAAATATGACAGCACGGACGCTGGAACTTTTCCTGAAGTAATAGGTGAAAGAGATTTAGGAGGCACCAAATATTTTGAACACGAGATTGGAACTGATCAAGTTAATGAAGATGGTACAACAACCACAGTTTCTTCTTTTATAAAATCTTATGATATAGACTTAGAACAAAGACAAAGAAATGCACAAGGCAGACCAGCAGGACCAAAAGTAGCTGGTGAGGTATTTCTTGCAATGAGAAGATTTGTACCTGATTTTAAAACATTAGCAGGAAATGCTAAAGTTAGTTTAGCTATCAAAAGATACCCACAACAATCTGATAGCACAACCACATTGAGTCCTTTTACAATTGATTCAAACACAACAAAAAAAGACACAAGAGCAAGAGGTCGATTTGTAAATGTTAAAATAGAAAACGATTCTAATGGTGAAGAGTGGAGATTTGGAACTTTGAGACTTGATGTACAACCAGATGGTAGAAGATAATGGCTAAAATAAACGTAAGAATACCAGAACCAAAAGAAGAGTACGATGTGTCTAACCAAAAACAAATAAATAGAGCTTTAACATTGATAAAAGATCAATTAAATTCTACATTTTTAGATGAAGTAAAAAGGGAGCAAGAAAAATTTTCTTGGTTTGTAGGTGGCTAATATATATAAAAATGCAAAGGTAGATCTAACTACCACAGATAATACTACAATATACACAGCACCGTCTGATTCTAGAGCTATAATTAAAAGTATTTTAGTATCCGAGGACGCTGGATCAGGGACCACAATAACTTTCACAATAACAAACGCTGCATCTGCAGTATTTAACCTATTCAAAGACAAAGCAATAGCCTCAAAAGCAACAACTGAGCTGTTAACACATCCTTTAATTTTAGAAGAAAATGAGGTATTAAAGGCACAAGCAGCAGATGCAAACGAATTACACGTTATTGCATCAATATTGGAGATAAATAGAGATTAATATGTCGTTTGTAGAACAAGAAGCATCATATAGAATAGAAATAATAGATGGTAAACAAGTTAAGATTATTACACCTAAAAGTGAAGTAACATTAACTAATATGAAAACAGGCAAAGAGTATAACTCAGACGCAGAGGCAATGCAAGATGTGCAAGATCCAAACACAGATACTGTAGCTGATGATATCAGAAGAGATGTCAAAGTAACAGTAGAAGCATTACCACTTGGAGGAGATACAAAATTATAATATAATAGTACGATGGCAATAACTAGAGCACAACAATACAAACAAATGCTACAAGAAGGTGGTAGACTAGGTTATAGGTTTGGTGGTGGAAGAGACATGGGTAATCAAGGAATAGGTGGACAGAGTCCAGGACCAGGTGGACCAAGCGGTAAAGGTGGTATGGGAGGAAGCCCGGATAAACCGGGTAGAGATGGACCAAGTAGAGATAAAGAAGATAACAGACAACAGTATTCTGCAAGACAATATACTAAACCCTCCATTTCAAAACAACAGATAAAAGATGCAAGAGAGTTTCAAGAACGACAAAAACAAAAGATAGCTCAACAAAAAGCTATAAGAGAAAAAGAAGAAAGACAAAAAAGAATTAGAGAAGAAGAATTAAAAGAAAAAAGATCAAAAATAGGATTTGATACAACAACTAAATATGGAACACCAGTGGGTCCAATGTCTCCTAGACAAAGAAATATTATTGGTCTTGAAAAAATAGGGCTTGCAAAAAGTGCTATAGAAGAAGATGATTCAGATGATGTAGCAACTGCAAAAGCGATTGCAGAACAAAACCCTCTTCAAAAATTTTTAAGTAATATTAAACCACCTTCAGTTGCATTGATAGAAGGTATTTTATCTAAAATACCTGGAAGAAGTTTAGATGAAATGTATGATCAATACATTAAAGATAAAACAGGTTTTAAATTTAGAGAATATGCAGAGGATAAAGGAGGAAGAGAATTATTTAAACAAGATGTTTTAGCAGGAAAAATAAGCTCCAAAGGTGGGCCAATGGGTGGTTTTGGAAGAGATGAAATGGGTAACACTTTTGGTCCTGGTGGAGATGGACCAGACAATCAAATTATACCTCAAGTAGTTCCTACAACCACAGCACCTACAACAACCACAACTACATCAGATGAAGATGACATATTCAAGGGAGGATTAGCTGCAAGATTCGGTGGTTCTTTATTTGATTTTGATAATTTAAGAGCAAATGCTATGGACGGTGGCATCATGAACACAGATGTTATAGGTGGTTTCGCTGATGATTCTATGGATGAAATGGGTAGACAGATGTATGGTCTGGGTAAACTTGTAAAAAAAGTTACAAAAGGTGTTAAGAAAATTGTAAAGTCACCAATAGGTAAAGCTGCTATATTAGGAGCCGTTGGTTTTGGAATACCAGGTGTAAAAACTGGTTTTTTCTCTAAAGGTTTAATGGGTACTAAAACTGGTTTAGGACTTAAAAAATTTTTAACAGATTCTATTTTAGGTGAAGCAACTATGAAACAAGGGTTTGCACAAAGATCAGGTGGTCTTTTAAAATTTTTAAAAAGCCCTATGGGATTAATTACAGGATCATCAGTATTAGCAGGTGCACTAACACCTAAACAAAAACAAGAATTACAACAAGAAGAGGAAGATGATTTTGATTTAATTGCATCAAGAGATAATCCATTTAAAGTTTTGGCTCCAAGATTCGAGGGTAGTCAATTCGCTGCTGACGGTGGTAGAATAGGATATCAAGAAGGTGGAGATGCAGAACCAGTAGCCAAGAAGACCATGCCACTAATAGACATGGATGGTATGGAAAAGGATTATAGAGAAACAGGTGGTTTTGTAGAAATGGGCAGAATGGAAAGAGCTGATGATGTACCCGCTAGATTATCTAAGAATGAATTCGTATTTACAGCAGATGCTGTAAGAAATGCAGGAGATGGAAATATAGACAAAGGCGCAGAAGTTATGTATAACATGATGAAAAACCTCGAATCCGGAGGTGAAGTATCTGAAGAATCGCAAGGATTAGAAGGCGCTAGAAAAATGTTTCAAACATCACAAAGACTAGGAGAAGTCATATAATGTCAACACAAACAACGATAGCGAGACCCGCACCATTTGTAGAACAACTAGGAAAAGATTTAGCAACACAGGTTGTTGCGCAAACAGGTGTACCCATAGTTACACAAGGCATTGGAAGTTTAACGCAACAAACAGGTGAAACAGCTGCAGGTTTTAAAGCAAGACAAGACGCTGCAAGAGCTTTTACAACAAGACAACAAAATTTAGCAGGTATTGCACCACAAGTTGCAGATCAAGATAGATTACAAAAAGAAGCACAAAAACGAGCTGAAGCAGGTTTAGGTTCATTTCAACCATTTTTACAACAAGCACAAATAGCATCAGCCGCTGGTATTTCACCACAAATTGCACAACAATTTATGTCACCGTATCAACAACAAGTTATTGATACAACATTAAATGAATTTGATAGACAAGCACAGGTACAAGAACAACGGATCAGGGACCAAGCGGTAGCCTCTGGTGCATTTGGTGGAGGCAGAGAAGGTGTATTACAATCAGAATTTAAAACAGGAAGCGATAGAGAAAGAGCATTATTACAAGCAGGTTTATTACAACAAGGATTTGGACAAGCACAGCAACTAGCTGCACAAAGATTTGGTCAACAACAAGGTCTGGCACAATTAGTACCGGGATTACAAAGACAAGACGTTGGAACTTTAGGTCAGCTGGGCGCGCTGAACCAAGCTCAACAACAAGCAACTCTTGATGCACAAAGAGAAGCAGCAAGACAAGCAGCATTTCAACCACAAGAACAAGTGGATAGATATGCGAACATTGTTACTGGAATTATGGGTGGTTATCCAGGTCAAACACAAACAACTAACGTACCTAATCCTACGCCATTACAAACGGCTCTTGGAGTTGGTTCAACATTAGCTGGAATATATGGAGCAGTAACGGGTAAATTTAATCCAACTAATTTATTTGGGTAGATAATGAACAGAACTTTAAAAAGACCAATGTTTAGAATGGGTGGTTCGGCAGGAACTGGTATTACATCAGGTCTTGATACACCAAGACAACAATATCAAGATGCAGGTAGAGTTCAACAGTTGTTTGATGAAAGAAGAAAAATGTTTGATCAAACAATACCTAATCAAAGGGGTGGTTTTATGCCAGGATCTGTATCTTCTTTTTTAACTAACTTTGGTTTAAATTTATTATCTCAAAGTCCAACAGGTAATATATTTCAAACAGCTGCAACAGCAGCTAAAGATCCTTTTAATAGATTTCAATCAGCAAGAGCACAAGAACTATCTGATCAAAGAGCATTAGATCAAGCAATATTAGGTGATGTTATAAGCGAGGATTTCAAATCTACACAACAACAGAAATTAATAGAAGCTGGTTTTGAAGAAAAGAGAATGGAATTACAAAATGAAATTGATAAATTGACAACGAAAGGAGATCAAGCCTCTCTTGCAAGAGCAGAAGAACTTGAAAATAGTTTAAAACTTTTAGAAGCTGACTTTGAATTACAGAAAAAATATGGAACAACAGGTAAAGATTTTGACCCAGGTGCAGCTGCAAAAACATCAAATGTTATAAAAGGTCTTGACGATGAAAAATTAAATTTGACACAAGAAGCAGAGGAAATAAAAATTACTCCTGAAAATGAAAGAACAGCAGATCAAAATAAAAGATTAAGAGAGATAGAAACAAGATTAGGGTCTATTGATGATATTAGAGCTAGTGTATTAAAAGAGTCTTCAATAATAGAAAAAATTGGTCTTTTAGATCAAACAGATGCATTAAATACAATGATTGATGAAAACATGGCTAAAGGAATGACACGTCAAGAAGCTACTATAGAAGCTTTAAAATCATTTGAATTTTTACAAGGCATGGCTGATGGTGGCAGAGCAGGATATCAAGTTGGGGGCATGACCACTCCACAACAAACACAGGAAACTATTCAAGAATCACCAACACAAGATTTAACTTATTCGGAACTAAGAACTAGACTACCAAACTCTATATCAGATCAAGTTGTTCAACTGTTAGCTAACAGTAAACAAGCTTTATTAGATTTTGCAGAAATAAGAACTCAACAAGATGTGGATCAATTCAACCAACAATACGACGTAACTTTGACTCTACCACAGGAGGGTTAAAATGTCCGACCCATTTCTTAAAAAACAACCCTCACAAATAGAAAAAAATACTGCTAGAAAAATAGTAGAAAACACTCTTAATAAAAGAACTAAACCTGTAAAGTTTACATGGGGTGGTTTAAAAAATTTAGGTTTTTTCTTTGAAACAAATCCTTTCGATAAATTAAAAGTAGAAAGATTAAACGATATAATGGAGGGCCGAAGCAAGGCTCAAGAAAAAGATTACATAGATTTTTTTGAAGACGTAGAAAAAGCTTTATATGGCGGTGTTCAAGACTTAGGTTATGCTGTTGGTGACTTATTAACATCAGGCATTGATGCAGCGGCAGGCACTAATCTTACAGAAGATCTTACAAAAGTATATGAAGAAAACAAAGTAAAAGACCCTGAAACACTTACAGGAGAAGTTACAAAACTATTAACGCAATATGGTGTGCCAGGTGGTGGTGTATTCAAAGTATTAAATAGAGTTAAAGCATTATCAAAAGCAAGAAAAGTAAAGAAAACAAGTGACAAGGCAATCAATGCAGCAAAAAGAATTGGTTATATGTCAACTGCATTCGCGGCAACAGATTTTATCGCATCAGAACCAGATAGAGAAACAACAGCGATACCTCTAGAAAATACAGAAGGATTGTCTGGAAGAGAACTTGCGTTAGCTAAAATAAGAAACAGAATCAGATACGGTGCTGAAGGTGCTGCATTTGGTGCAGGTTTTACATTATTAGGTAAACCACTTGGCCTGGGTATAAAATATGGATTATTAAAACCAGGAGCTAAAGTGGCTGGTATAGGTTTAAAAGCAGTAGATAAAGCGGTTGTAACACCGATCACGTATCTTGGAGCAAAAGCGATACCAGCACCTGTTGGTAAAAAAATAAGAAACGCTAGTAACTTTGTGATAGATAAAGCTTTGTCTACAGTTATCACTGGTAATCCTAAAAAACAATTACCAGAGTTTGCAAACTGGAGATTATTTTCAACAGATAGTTTAGATCCTGTGGAAAGAAAACTAAGACGACTAGATAATTTTTTATCTTATTTTAGATCACTTGGTAAAAAGACAGGGCTTGGTTATCAAATAACATCTGATGCAGCAAGAGCTATCAAAGGAGATCAAAGAAAAATAGAAAAGTATTTAGAGTCTATTGAAAAGAAAGCATACAATTTAGCTAAAAGCTTTGAAGATCAATACAATACAAAAACAACGTCGAAGGCAAGTCAAGATTATTATCTTGATCAAGTTTTATCTTTTTTAAAAGGACAAACACAGAAGTCTGCATTGCCAAAAGAATTACAGACCACGGCTCAAGGATTAAGTGACGAGTTAACAAGAATCAAACAAAATTTTGGTAATCTATTGCCTGAAGGTGATTTAAAACAATATGTTTTAAAAAATTTAAAATCATACATGCGTAGGTCTTTTTCTATATTTACAAAT